GTTGAACCTGATTACCCTGGATTCATCCCCATTGATTGCAAATGACTTAAGTCCATCATCAAAATTAATACTTCTCAATGTTATTACCCCTCCTTAATTAGCAGTGAACGTCTTTGTGGCAAGTACAAACTTACCCTTAACCCTGTTTCCAGTATGATGAACATTGAATGGAATCTGGTATCCCGTAGTATCCCCGCCATAACTGGATACTTCAATGATTGCATCTTCCTTATACGCCACATAGGTACCTTCCGCTGATTCAACTGGTTCCCAGAGATGTACCTCCACCACACTGGTCTTAAGGTCATCCAGGGTCTGCCGTTCGTCCACGATGCCCTGCAGACGGTCAAACAACGGCTCCCCAATCTCAGCATAGTACGGGTCGGCGGATGCCTGGGGCTGGTAGCTGTCCAGGTTGACGGATGTCTCTCCCCAGATATTGTTTTTGGTTTCCACATTGGCATTCATTTCTACAACGTACTCTTCCAGGTCCTTGCCCAGGCGGCTGTACTCAGCCTTGCTGGCAGACGGGAGGGCTGCATCGATAAAGTGCGCCATCCATTTCCTTTTAATCTTTCCAGCCGCAGGGATTGATTCCGCGAACAGCTGCAGTTCCATTTTATGCATTACAAGTCCTCGCTTTCTATTTTGTAGGTCACCTGTATCTGTATCTGGTACAGGATCCCATCGTTAACTGTCTCACCCATGGGCTGCATGGCCATCGCATTAGATGTAGTGGCCTTTATGAATCTTGCTTCCAGCTCCTGGTTTCCGATATTGGCTACAAGCCCATCCTCCTCAGGCAGCTGCTCCAGCCAGTATCCCAGTTCCAGGAGGAAATTGCTGTTGACCAGCCGGCAGTAATCCGTGAAGGATGGGGCCACTGCGTACATTACGAAATTGTGGCGCCGTGTCTGGTTCCCCAGCATGTCCTCCTTGACCAGGCTGTCCCCATTGCTGGACAGGCCATAACTGGAGCCCGGCTCCGTAAAGTCCACATGGATATCCCCATCGACCAGGAACTCCGATATCTTCGGATACTCTGTTAGTTTCTGGTCGATGGGGATATCCATGTGGACTT